GTTGGAACAAGCAGTGGCCCTCGCAATATCAGCGTGAGTCAAATGCTTGAAATGGCAAACCAAGTGATTGTTGAGGGTGATGAAATCGCTATCAACGAAACGGTTCGGGCTTCTGTTAAGGACTTGGAACGCATGAAACGCATGGGCGGGGTTGGTGATGACGAAGGCGTGGAACGCACGCTCAAGACGAAGGTGTTGGGGGTAAAGGAACGAAGTGTTGCTCTCCGTTTGGCAAAGGGACTATTGCGAAGAACCGAACAAGGCTCGGCACTCATTCGTGTTGAAGGACTCATCAAATGCAGTGACATCAAGCCCGGAGAAATAATCCGTGTTGATTTCACAGCGGAAGCAATCAAAGGAGAATTCGTTGTCTTTGAAGTGTTCAACGACTACAACACAGGACTCACCGACATTGTGATGGGACAATACGAGAAGGGCATTGAAGGGCTGTTGGCTGATCTGCAAACATCAACATCCACGACGAGCGATGATGATGCCACAAGAACCGATGAACAAATTGACATTACCCTGAATGCACCAATCCAAGTGATTTCAGCACACCGTGTGATGACACGGTTCGTGAACGGGACTCGTTTGCTTATAGGCGGGCGATGGCGTGGCGAACCAACAACGAATCAATTGGGGGTCATCGGTGTGCGTGGTGGTGATACAGGTGTTCTAATCAACAATGGCGGTGGCTACGCTACAAGCACCACCACGATGACCGTTGATGGCGTTGATGCTACGGAGAGGTTCGCACAGCATGATGCGGTGTTGAACGCTAACCATGAGGTCATCGGATATATCAATTCCGTCACCGCAACCACCATCACTTTGAAGGCGGGAAGCCTCGTAGCCGTGTCCGACAACGAGAGGCTTCGTGTTTCTTCAAGTCGCCAATTGCCTATCGGACACTCCAAATCACGATTCTATGAGGTGAAATAATGCCCGTTTTAGACCAAATCAAAGCCAAGTTAGCCGAACACCTCCAATCACTTGTGAGCCAAATGAGTCTTGGCACTTCGGGTGGGCGGGCTACCACAAGGGATGGAGGGGCAGGTAATGTCGCCTTCTCCGTCACACCTACGGTTCAACGCATTGATGATCGCACCGTGTCGGTGACAGGCATATTTGACACTCAATTGATTGCAGCGAGCGATGTGAAAGAGGTCGTTGTGCATGGGGCAACCCCCCTTGACAACCCCGCATTTCGCGCATCGTTTGTGCCAATTAGCAAAAACCAAACCACCGAAATCCGTGTGGATGTGGTAATGGAAGTGAGATGATGCGTGACGATATTGCTCTCGTTGATTTGTATTCGGGTGGCGGTGGCGTATCGCAAGGGTTCAAAATGCAGGGTATTCCTACGGCATTAGCCGTTGATTATTGGAAGCCCGCTTTAGACACCCATGCTGCCAATCACCCCGAAGCCAAACATATACGGGCGGCAATTGGGAGTGATGAATTTGACAATGCGAGGTTGATGCAAGAAATCTTGGATGCGGTGGGTGGTCGCAAATATCACATTAACGCATCCACACCTTGCCCTGATTTCTCAAGAGCATCACCATTGAACATTGGTGATAGTGGACATGAGCGAGCCATGCGCGGTATGGCTCACATCAACAATTACGGCAACCTATTGGATATGTTGGAAGCAAGCGAAAACCCTCCTAACTCATGGTCTTTTGAGAATAGCCCAAAAGTCATACCGTATTTGATGGAAAACGCCACATGGAATCCTCACCGTAGGAGGTGGATGGATTCGCTTCAATCAATGCGAATGCCGAAAGTCACGGCAGCACAATTTGGCGCACCGACATATCGTGAAAGGGCGGTTCTTGGGCAGGGTTTTGACTTGTCTGACCCACGACTCCAACGACCTTCAACCACGCCATTAGATGCTTTACCACATTTGCTTGAAGAAGAACAAGAAATTCGTGGACACAAAGAAGAAACACTTGCTCAATTGGTTCAGCGCGGGATTATAAGACCTGATGTTGCTCGGTATTTGATGGGTGATGTGTTCATCAATGACACGGGTTCGGTTGATGTGGGAACGGGTGGGTCGGAATGGAATGACAACAGAAAGGGCTACACATGGAAACACACCTCCCCTGCATCGCAAACAATACCGGGTTTGATGTCCTCTAATCCTGCAACGCACATTTACAATCGTGTGCTGACTCCTTCGGAATTGGGTGTAATGCAGGGTTTCCCTAAAAATTACGATTGGTCGCCCACCGAAGGTCACAAATATAGGTCGGGTAAGAGCGTCACAGATGCCTCAACGGGTGTCATTGGGAATGTCTTTTCACCGTTTGTGACGAATCCCTTGGCAGAAAGTGTGTTAGACCACTTGAACAACCCAAGGCATATACAGACGAGATTATTTTGAGGTGAAAACATGGGAACAACAGGACTCGGAGAAGGACACGAAAAGACAGGCACAGGTGCGACATGGCAATCCGATGGATTGCGTGATACCGATGTGCTGTCCACCGCAACCCTCACAGGTTTCCTTGAGCGTGGCATTGGCAACGGTGTCATACCCATTTCCTTGACGGATTACAGCAGTGATTCGGGGGCGGGCGATAGGAACAATCCTATCAGCGGTAATTGTTGTGTCCGACCCAATGCAGGTGGTGACGCTAATGAGATATTTGTGGACTCAGGCGTGGTGTGCCTTGACGGTGTGTTCTATTCCGTTGGTTCAGCATCAGCGTTTGACATTGATACAGCATCCTATTACAACAGCCGATTCAATGCGGGCGGTATGGTGTTGCCATCAGCCCTCAACGAAGAGTGTTGGGTCTTGGTGATTGCCGATCCCGAATTGACATCCACGAACAACATTGGTTTGGTCTGTGGCACAGTCGTTGATACAAGCACAGGCATTTACCCACAGATGCCTTCCTCTCACCTCATCAAGCAATCGGTCATTTTGGGTGCTGTGCGTGTCACTTATGCTACACCACTGAATGTCGCTGCGGTTGAGGATAAGCGTGTGTTCATTCGTGGTGGGCCATTCCCCTTAACTGCGATGAAAGACCCATCGGGGAACGGCATTGACCCATCTAACGATTACGGCACTACGCCCGCATTGTCAGCGGGGGCTTTGCCCCTCACCGACTTAGGCACACTCTATGCTCGTGACCCCAATGGCTTTCAAGTGAGTGCAACAAGCATTCACGGTGATGGTGAAACGCACCTGTTCTTTCAAAGCGACCAAGCCATTGGCTCAGGGGCGGGCGGTGCATATCAATTGACTCCTGTTCACAAACAAGCAAAGGAAACCATTTCCTACACGGGTTCGGGTTCAACGGGTTCGCTTTCTTTTACCCCACTCGCTGACGAAACGGGTGGTTCAACACGACTCATCACAGCCGTTTGGTTTGGATCGGGTGATAGCCAAATGTGTCCTTTGAAAGAAGGCCCACACTTCACGGTGGCGGGCAAATTGATTACCTTCGGTGACTTGTCACTCACCGTCATTTCCCCTCTCGGCCCACTTGGTGTGGGTGAGGTTGAATTCTATTACACGCACGCAGGGTATTGATTGCCATGAAGCGAATGTTCCGAGCAAAATTGGAACAACGATGTGATTCGTGTCAAACCGTAGGGCTTGCTCGGAGAATCAATGGGTTTTATGCGGGGAGTCGGGATAGGATATTTTTATGGGAGTGCGATACCTGCGGTAATATATGGCGAAAAGCGAAGCCGAGGCTAAAGCCCATGCCTTCGCTGTCGGATTTGGAGTCTTGAAAGGCAAATTTCACGGCTACACTCGCAATCCATCCGAAGGTCGTGCTGAACGACAGGCTAAACGCAGGGCGTATAGCGTATCACGAAAGAACAAGGAGAAGCGAACACGAGCGAGGTATGCACGAAGCAAGGTTCGTGGCTCAGGGAGTGGTGCAAGACCACGCATGAGGCGTGACTTGGGTGCGGGCGGTGGTCGCATCAGCCGTGACCGTTAGAACAGCGTGCGTTGCTGTGGGAAATTCTTTGTCGCTATCAATTCCACCTGTGGTTGCTTGTTGCCCTTTGGCTTTCGGATCCATGGATGAATTTGCATTTCGGCATTCAGCAAGGCGTTGATGTATTCCTTCAAAGGTTCGCCCGTTTCTTTGCTATACAGGTAATTTGAAACAATGCTTGGGCCTTTGTGTTCATTTGCTATATCAATGGTGTCACGCTGCAATTGATCGAAGGTTTTGCCCTCCAATTGTTGTTCTGATCCTCCATAGGAAATGTCCCTTGATATGTAGGGTGGGTCAAGGTAAAGCAAATGTTCAGGCGTTAAGGCTTCGGAGGTTTGTCGCAAATCACCTGTGCGTATGTCCACATTCCGCAATCGTGATGCGTAGGGGTCAAGGTTGATTGACCCAACATCGTTTGGCATCACACGCTTTGGTTGGACTCGGAATGACGGGCGTTGTATTTTTCCTTCGGTGTAGGTTTGAGGTTCTTTGTCCCAAGGCTTGTAGGTGAACATCCCATTCCTGTTTGCTAAATTTGCACCAACCAATAAGTGAGCCATACGCATCAAATCATCATCATCCAATTCTTGCCCCATGACATCCCTGCGATAGCGAATTTCATTCAATTCAGCAACCATACGCTCAAGATCGTCTTGGTCTTGGGCGATATTGACATCGCCCATCCCCTGTTTCAATTGAGCCATAAGGTTCGTCATGTCAGGGTTAAGATCAGCATACAGTCCTCGTGCTTGTGGGTCGTTCATGCCAAGAATGAACGAGCCACTTCCACCGAATAACTCAGCGGGGATAAAACGACCACCCAAAGGCTTGGTTAAGGCTCGGAATTGAGGCATGATTGAAGTCTTGCCTCCTTCCCAATTCACCACCGTAGGCAACATTTCTTGTTCGGGATTAGTGAACCCCTTCAAACGATGAAGGGGCGCACTGCTTCCTTCGGCAAACATACGAGTCCAAGGTGTCCCCTTTCGCTTACCACCACCCGACCAAGGCAGTGCGGGCAGTGTCGTGCCTTGCGTGTAATCATCCAAAATGCCACGAATGATAGGGTCAATTTCATCAATGTCGTCATATTCACGGCCATTCCAAACAATGCCTTTCATCAATTCCCAACCCCGTGTGAAAGCACTCATTCTTCTTCACCACCGAATTGGTCTTGATGATAACCACAATAGCCATTGTCCAAAGCCCTTTGCTCGCATCGCCTTTCCTTACGCTTTAGCGTTCCTTTGCACCTGTATTCTTCAGGCAAATCACGATTGCACTTCCAACAAAGACTTGGTGTTTCTTGACTACGACGCAAACGCTTGGGTGTAGCCTTGTGTCTTTTACCACAATTTGCACAGGAAACGACAGGCATCATTCTTCCTCCGTAAAATCCAATTCAGCAAAAGCCAATTTTCCTGTGTTGGCATCAACGAAACGAATGCGGCCACGCTTCCTAACGACCACGAATAACTCTTGACATCGCTTTGCTTCTTCAAGCGACCATCGTGCTATTTTGTGGTGATCACCTTTGCGATAGGCTGTGTATTTTTTGATGGCGGTTGCGATTTCTTGATGAAATCCCCTGACCTTGTTCCACCGACACAAATCGGCTAAGGCGTAGCGTTTGCCTTCATTTTGAAGCACTTCGGCACTCGCTGTTTGTGTCAAACGAAGGAGGTCTGTGGTGTTGTCACCAATGAAATCCTTTGGTAAATTGTGAGCAACAAAAACGCCGTTGGAGTCAAATTCAGCGAGTGATTTTTGTTCGCATCGTGATAAGCGTGGTATGAATTCAAGGTCGGTATAGACCGTTTCGTGTTTGCCGTCAAAGGTGGCATAGAGGATTGGGGTGAAGTCGCCCCGATAGCCTTGACTTTCAATATCGCCATCAAAAACAACGGCCAAACCCACCACTTTCATCACGAACCACCCCACGCCAATACAACGAAATTACGACCACCCTGACCCGACTTTGATATGGTGACTTGTCTTGAGTCCTTCAATGACTTAAACCTCCTTTGTGCCGTGATGTTCGCAATACATTGTTGGGTCGCATACATATCCAACAATTCGGTTTGCATAACCTTTTCCACCCCATCGCTTTCATCCGTATAGCGTTTGCACGCATTGAATGCACTTGTCCATGCCGCACGCTGAGAAGCAATTTTCTTCTTCTCGGACACATTTTGCTTTTGCTCAAGCCAAATGATGAGGTTGTGAAAATTGTCGTAAATCATTTCCGAAGCCATCATCACATGATCCTCCGTCAATACGGGAGAACGCATAATAGTGGCAATCAGGTTAGTGAATATCATTGTGTAATTTTCAATGTTGGGGATAAAGGAGAGGGCTGTTTCACGCACATCGTCACTTGAAATGCCGTGAGCCAATTGATAATAGTCATCGGTTGCGTTGAGCAACGCCGCCGAATAACCCGGTGATACCTCAAACAAATCGTAGGCGTGTTCCATCGCCGCCTGTTCTCTTTCTTGGTCGCTCAGTCTTGTCCACTGTTCACCACGACTGATGGTGTAGGTGAAGGCATTTCCTTCTTCATCAACACGCTCAACCACTTCATCCGTTAGCCCCATAGCGTCAAACAGACGACCCTTAACCAAGTCCACACATTGTTCAATGTAGGTGGCGAGAACATCATAGTCCATGATTCTCCCATCGGGTCGCACATACGCACCGCCCACACGGTGTTCACTCACGGTTTGTCGTTGCTCGGCAGTGATGTCGTTTTGATACAGGAACACACGCTGAAAGAAACCCTTGTCCAACACATGAGCCATGATGTCTTTTGGAGGGAAAGTCGTCATCCACAAGGACACCCCTGATGGCGTGTGGACTGACCCACCCACCAAGTGCTTCACCAATACATTCGTGCGTGACCCCAAGGGTGCCATGGCCTGTTGCAGATAGAGAATTTTATCGCTGAAATATGCCTTCTGATCGTTGAGCAACACACTCGCCTCGTCAAAGAGCAGGGTCTTGTAGCCGTTGAGCAAACCCGGCACAGTGATGTGGTTGATTTCACCCGTAGGGCGACCATCCTCACCGATAACAGGTTGCTCTTGGACTGTTCCAATCAATTTTGCATCCGACCCTGCGGTGAAGGTTTCGCTCTCAATGCCAAGTGCCTCAAGAAGTCGGTCTGTGAATTCCCAAGCAATTGATTTACCTGTCCTTGATTGTTGAATCCAATAGGTGTGGACACGACAATCAATGTATGTGCCGTGAATAGGAATACGCATGAATGGCGCACATACCTGACCCATGACAAAGAAGAAAGAAAGAAGCCCTGCGAATTCATTGAAGAACGACACGGTATTGAAACGCTCAATGTAGCCACGAATAAAACGAGAACCATCGTTGTCGGAATTGACTACACCGTAGTCATCCCATTTTCTCGTCAAATCCTTTACCGATTCAATGCCGTTCATATAGACCAACCCCTGTGCTTTCTCGCCTAAACGCTTCTCACCTTAAACCTACGCCATCGTTTTACGATGTGTCTGTTTTACCACAGGTTGCTCACTCGTCAGGGCTTGGTGCAAATCCTCCGCACGCTTTTTCCCAACGCCTTCAATGTTCATCAATTCCCTCTTCGTAGCACCTGTCAATTCAACAATTGAACCAAAGTGTTCAAGCAAATTCTTGGCGATGGTTTCACTACATCCCAACGCCCTGAGTCCGTCAATCCGAACATCTTCCGAGCGTGTTTTACGCAGGGTGCGTAGGGTATTGCTTGAACCAAGCGTGCCATCTTTTTGACAACGCTTGACAATCCATCGTGCGGCAGCGGATGCTGTTGAAAATTGCATAATTGTAATATCGTAATCCACATCAAAGCGAGCCAAAGAACCAATGTAGCGAGCCTCCATTTGTGCATAGGATGCGCTTTTGTTGCCTCTTTTACGCAACGCAGCAACATATTGATCCACAGTCCCGTGAATCACCAACACCATGCGTTCAAAATTATCATCCATGTTCGCCAATTGATTTTGCAGGTGTCCACTATGAAGTGAATTGAAATAATCGTGAATGGATTTGGCTTCAATGCCAAGTGAACCAAAGCAATAGTCTGTAATCAAATTCTCCTGCATTTGATAGGCAATTCCTTCTTTTTCGCAGTGCTTTATCACACCCTTCTCAAGTCCTGAGCGTTCACGATAGTCAATGAACAGGGTTTTTTCGGTCACTTTCGCCCCCTCCGCCTGATAATGTGCGTAGGGTTGTAGCATTCGTGGCAAATGTCATGCAACGGATGCAAAACATTCGTTGAACGGTTGCACCGCTTACAAATCAGCATTTTTTTCACTTTCATCCCCCCTTTGTGCCAATGTCAATTCTTCAAGCCTCGCTCGGTTGAGCAGATCGGTGACAAGCATAGCCCACTTAGGATCACCCGTGATGGCTACGGTTTGACGCTTTTGACAAACATCAAACGCCCCTTCCATTTCTTGACTCTCACGGAATCCCCATTCGGGTTCATCATAACCAAAGTCAGCCCATGTGAATTCTTTTTGCATGGCTCTCAATTCGTCTGTTTGTGCTTCAACCTGAGTGGCTTTCTTGCGAATAGCCTCCAATTTTTTCTTTCGTATTTCTTCAATATCAGTCAAATTATTCACCTCCACTGCCATCATAAAATGGACAACGACCTAAGCAATACCCCTTCTCGTAAAGCGTGCGACATGAAGGGGTAATGTAAAAATTGCTGACCCCAATGGACACATACCTTCGTGTTATTTCTTCATTGTAATCCGACCATTGAAGGTCGTTGATGAACGAACACACGCTTTCCACAATGCTTTCGTTAGACACTTGTGCTGAACGAGGGGGGCGGGCAAACGACCTAAATCGGTCTTGTAGGAATATCATCAAATACACTCTCGCTTCGTGCGGGGGGTTGCCACCAACATCACAAGCGGATGCCGCAAGACATGGCAACACATTGATTGAGCCGACTTTCTTCATGTCAATATCAACGGGCTGTGCTTCAAACGGCTTATCGGGATCGCGTTGTTGTATTTCCAAAGTCATGCCCTTTGACCCATAAATAATCATGCCACCTTGAGGTTTCAATGCCCGGTCAAGAATGTCCTCCCATGTCAAATCAAAGTCCTCAGTCTTGAGAGGGAAGCCCCACAGACCACGCTTGAAATTGTAGGTGTTGGGGATGCGAATGTGACGGTCAGGGCGGAACGATACAACCGGGTCAAGTGTGCTTAACGACCACTCTTTGACCCACCCCTCCACGAGCCTCCTGCCTGTCGTCATCAAGTCTGACATACCTCGCCCATCGGGGTAATGTGTTCGGTCAAGGTTCACCCACACATGAACACCCCCACCCGTGAACCACATGGCGTGCTTGAAATCGTTGCTCAGTAAATGGTGGTGAAGCATGGACACTTCTTGGAGGCAACGATTTCCTGCCTCGCTATCACTCCGCCCATTCACCTTTGCGCGCTCATAGTCAAAGTCCATCACAAAGTGCGGGACTACGGCTGTGGTGTATTCAGCACGCTTTCCTGTCCCCTTCAATGCCCTAAAGCCATAGACCGTAGTGGTGAGGTTGTCAGCACCGTTGGTTGCCTCAACATAGCGTTGTAATTCATCCATTGAATGAACGACCTTGCGCTTCCGCATATCCACTTCACGAGGAAAATGACGGAATAAGTGGCTCATGTCAATCACCAATCAAATAATGTTCGTTGCTCTTTGCTTCGCCCGCTGATCATTTCAATTCTCTTTGGCATCAAATCAACATATTCGGGATTCAATTCGCACACAATTGCTTTACGGCCATGTTTGAGTGCGACTCCTGCCGTTGTTCCTGAGCCACCAAAGGGGTCAAGGACTGTTCCGCTTACGCTCAATTCGCATTCGCATTCGCATTGTTTAACAAGCCCTAAGTCAATGGTTTCGCTCTTTACCTTGATGCCTGAACGAATGAAAATTTCTGTCATAGCCTTGTCGTATGTGTCATCCAAGTCAAGCAATTGTTTCAAATCCATCCAATTTTCAGCGGGTGGATAACTCCCTCCTTTCGTGAGCCAATGGTGTGCTTGCCATGTGCCAAAAAAGTCCTCAACCTCTTTAATTGTCAAACCCGCTTTCTTTCTGTTTTCTTGGAGGTATTGGCGCAATTCTTCGTGGTCGGGCAAATTCCTATCCTCTATGATTCGTGTTAATTTGCTGACCCTCTCCCCATCAACGATTTCATAATTCGGAATCACGGAATCGGGGTTCAAATTGCTTTCATTCAATTCTTCAAGCGACAAAAAGCGTTCTTCTGTCTTGAATTCCCTCTTATACGGAGTCAAACAAGACGAACAAACCTTTGGTGGACAGCCCGCAAGAATACAAGGCTCAATCAAATCAGGTGGATAAACAGCAAAATGTGCTTCGGAATAAGGTAAAACATTGACAGTCCACACCGAATGGCGATTTCTTCTCATTTCGTGTGAATACGGGGTGTCAAACACTCGGTCTTTCATCATGGATTGGGTTTTAATCCGTTTAACCACTTTGCCCCTTTTACCTCCATATGAATCAGTCGTTCTTTCTTTTACCGCTTCGTGATCGTAATGGTAGTGTTTTGATTTTGACAATAGGAAAATGTATTCGTGTGCCTTTGTGCATCGGTCTTTGACAGACTCAGGCATGGGATTGGGCTTATGCCAAACAATGTCTTGGCGCACCCACCAACCATCATCCTGCAAAGCAATAGCCAAACGATGCGGTATCATCATCAAATCCTTCGGTTTGAAGGTTTCATGGGAATCATCCGTTGGCCTTGTTTGTTTTGAGCCTCCGATTTGATGATGACCTTTGTTGAAGGATTTGCCTTCGGCCACCCGCGCTTCTTGGTATGCTGAATCGCCTTGTCCACTCGCCCCTTTGCCACCCCAATAGGAATCGCCCATGTTTAACCACAAAGTGCCGTCATCACGGAGAACCCTTCGCACTTCACGGAAAACATGAACGAGGTTTTGAATGAATTCTTCGGGTGTTTTTTCTAACCCTATTTGAGAATCCACCTTAATCGCACCACATTTGGTGCAATCGCCACTATCAAGGGCGGAATTGTTGCTTCCTCTCCCCTCACGATCAACAAAATTTCTATTGTTGCCTAACACAACGCCTTCATGTTCACAATCCGGGTCGCCCCCCTCCCACGAACCTGTGCCATAATCCCTCAAAGCGTAATAGGGCGGGGAGGTCACGCAGGTATGGATGGATTTTTCAGGCAATTCCTTCAAGCGTTCAAGGCAATCGCCCTCAAGCACAAAACAATCGTTTAGCAATTCTCTCATTTTTCTTCCTCCAAGTGCTGAGTGTAGCGTGGACAGAATTCTTTCAATCCGCACCAAGGGTCGCAAATGTTGTATTGGCGATATTCGGGGATGAGAGCAAACATTGACCCCTCCCCGTCGCCTTTGTATCGCCTGTGCATACGAATCAGGTTGTGCATATCAGCGAGCATTTCACCGATTTCTTTCACCCTAACGGGTTCAACATGACGGAATACCTCGCTTTCTTCTGTTTCGCCTTGAAGTCCCTTTGTGTGATCCCAACCCCAATGAGTGATTCGTGCTGAATTGTCCGTTTTGCGAAGCAACCAAACATAAAACGCCATTTCCTTCCTCATGCTGTTGTATTTGTATTCCTTATCCTTCCATAGACCCGTTTTCAATTCGTGAATGTGAAGTGTGCCGTCAGGGTTGGTGAAAATTCTGTCAATGAACCCTGTGAAGTGAACCAATTGCTTGATGCCATCCACCTCAATCTCAACCACATCATCAACCAACAATTCGTTGCCTGTTGGCAAAAAATTGTCGGGATCTGACGACAAGAAGCGTTGCACCTCAGCAACACGATAGCGGTCTAAGTGCAAATCCTCATCAAGTGTGAAAACCTCTTGGGGCTTTTTGAGTCCCGTAGCATCGGGCATACAATTTTGAAAATACATATCCACCTTATCGGCATCAAGACCCTTTGCGTATTCAATGTCCACATTGTCATAGAATTGCTCAACAATATCGTGGACATTTGTTCCTCTCAGCATATCATCGTTCTGTGGCTCTTTCATGCCAATGATGCGACCAATGAAGTATTGTTGAGCGCAAAAGGTGGAGTCGCCAAGTGAGGATTTGCTCATCCTCAAAATGTAATTTTGCTTCATGCCGGGATGCCATGCGTATGTTGAAAACAACCCTTCACGGTTCGGCACAGGATAGGCTCTTGGTGGTTTGTGTTCAATCATGTATATCACCATAGGGAAACAGGTCTTGAGGCATCGGCTGTGGGTTCACTCCAACCCATAGCCTCATAGATAAGTGCAACGGGTGCAATCACTTGTTTTTGCACGATTGTTGTCAAATCAAGTGGGAGTGAAGCCAATTCCTCATCGGTGCGATATGCTTCAATTCCACGCTTTGTGTAAAGGTGTGGGACTCCATCGCCATCCTTGAAGTGCAAATGCTTGGGTGCTGTGAGGTTGTATTTCTTCGCCGCCCCCTGAAAGCCACCCTGCTGTCCGTATTTTTCGGGGTCTTTACCTAAGCGTGAACGCATAGTCAAGTGTTTGCGAGGGACAGAACCCGACTTGACTTCTTTGATGATGCCATATACAATGTCATCAATGGCATCACGATCAGCCAAGTCCCGACACAACGCCATGAACGCTTCGCCCTGAACACGCTTAGTGATTCGTGATGCGTTGCTCTTTTTGTATTCAAATCCTGTCACATGGAGTGATTCTTTCGGCCAAACGACCCAACCAAAATTGCGGTTCTTCTTTGCGGCAATCCATGCTTTCATAAATTTCTCAAATTCAACAACAAACCTGTCGCTATCAAATTCCTTCTGTATGATTTGTGTTAAACGCTCGGCAATTTCCTCGCCGTTAGCGTCACCGATTGAAATGTAGGCACTGTCGGTGTGACCTGCGAGGGCAGGATAACCCATGTCATCACATATTTCCATAAGTCGCCCGACCAACGAGCGACCAACATAGGTAATGGCTGATGCGACTTCAAGGTGGCTCTCACCGTGTCCTGTGTGTCCCATCAGGCCATAGACTGACGCTGCCGCGCGCTTGAATGCCAATTGGAGTGTGTTGAAACCCGCATATTCCTGTGAAGTGGGTTCGTATTTTTTCATTTGGGCTTTTGCGTCATTCCTCGCCTCAGCGAGATCAATCTGCAATTGGGGAAGAACACCCATTTTACCTTGATACCAAATTGAACCGTTGCCCAATGTCCGTGTTTCGTCACCAACCTCGTAGCGAATTGTTTCGGGACTGATGTTGTTTCCTCGTTGGATTTCAGCATACATAGCCCGGAAGTCAAAGACACCTACATTGGTGAAACGACCCACTTTCGGTTCAGCCACAAAGCCACCCGACAATGCACCATCCGTTCCTTTGTGATATGTCCCGGTTGGCGATGCCCATGTTGCTCTCCTGCGTAGGAGTCCTCGTGCGAAACGACTGACCGTGAACACGGATGAGAATGATACCCCACAGACACGCTGTAAAGCCATGAAGAAGCGACTGACATGGTATTCACGGTCAATCCTATCGGTGAGCAAAATGTCGCCCCTGTGATACGCACAGAACGCCTCAAAATCCTCCAACCACATATCGTGGTGGCTCATGCCCTTCATGTCCACTTTCCACCACTCAGGGTTGTTGGGGAACAACAATTCCCCCACCGCACCAAGTCGCCTGTCGGACAATTGACCGTTTCCTCCATCACGCCACACACGCTCAAAGCCATGATTCCTGTCAGCCAAGTCAAGAGTCATGCGACCAAGCATAATCTGTGTTCCTTCTTGATAGACACCTGAGCGCGGCAAGTGAGTCATTGGTGGTGAAGCACATTGAATTGGCGAAGCCCAATCCAACGAAAGACCGTGATGCTTGAACCGCTTGTATAGCATCGGCCAATCAGCACGATTTCCTGCCCATGTTGTAATCAAGTCAGGGTTCAATTCCTCAAAGGCTTGTGCAAACGCCTCAAGCATTTCCTTCTCGGAACGATATGGATTGAGAACACCCTCATATGTCGGATGCCAAGACCATGTGCGAGCAACCACACCATCGGTGGTGTAGCCGAGCATGGTGATTTCATTGTCTTGATTCCACTCCATGTCAAAGCCACCCGCCTTAACGATGTTGTCAAACCAATCAGGCATATCACCTGCCTCGTATGTGTCAATGCAAAAACGATCAACGAAGTGAATGTCAGCCTCCCATGTGTCACCTGCGATTTCTCGCATGGCTCGTATGTCCTTTGAGGTCGGTGCAACCACTTTTCGCAGTGTGCGACCATGCGGGTATTCTTTGCTTGGGAGTGAAGTGGCTGTGTCCTCAGTCAATTCCCAACCGAAGAAACGAGCATCATACATTTGAGTCAAACGCTCTATCAGGCGTTCATCGTCAAGCACATAGAAATACGGTGCGAAGTCATGGTGTTCCTCAACCAATGACCCGTCAGGCTTTCGCCACCGAGTGAAGATGCGTTCTTCTTCGTCATTCGTGATGTATCGCTCAACAATCATTGTAATCACTCGGCTTCTTGCCGAGGTGCTACAATGACGGTTGTGCCGTGTTCCTGACCCTCAACGGCTTCGTGACGAAGCAGGAGAGGCGTGTCAGCACCACACGACAAATGGATGACACCACCACTCGGCATAGCCTTCAGTGCATCCAACAACCAAGAACCAAACCAAATGGATGTTTCTTCTTCAAGACAGTCACTTTGAATCGCTTCAATCGTGTGTTCAATGCGAATACCATCACGCTGAACCACATAGACCAATTCATCGCCCGACACAATCAAGCAAAACAACGCCCCGCTGTTGATTGACGAACCGATTTTTTGTAATGCACGAACCGTGTTTGATTCAAATTGGTATTTGTATGCGAAGTCCGATTGGCCGAAGCGAGCGTAGTCAGAACCCCGTGATTCCTCAAGGGTGTTCAGCAATTGTTCAACGCCCGCTGACGAAGTGGCCGAAGCCAATGTTGGAATGCGGAAGAACGACCCACCTGACATGATGGTGAGGGTATCACCGTCACAGGAGAGTCGGATTTCGTTTTCCTCCGTTTGTGGTAAATCCTTGACGAGAGAAATGATTGTGCCGATTTGACCCATGACAATGTTTCCTCCTTCAACAACATCAGCACCCGCCCAACGATTGATGAAGAAGGCTCGGTCAGCCGTTCCCGATGCGTAAATGCGTTGGGTTTCTTCATTGGCGTGGAGAACAAGATCATCCATAGCCGAGAAGCCCGACATGAACGAATTGAAGTGGTTGCGATTGATGACGACTTGAACCATCACTCATCACCTCCTGCGATGTCAAATTCACCTTTCTTGAGTCCATCCCAACCATACCATGTTCCGCCCTCGTTGTTGCGTTCAAAGAGCAAATGTCGGCCACCTGATTGGAGAGATGTGCGGTTCGCCACGACTCGTGCATAACCACGCACAACGCCCGTCAATTCACCGTTCTCATCCCGTTCCTCTTCAATTTCGGTATAGACCACTTGTTGAAGGTGTCCTTCGGTGTCCTTGAGCCACTTGGGTGAGTCCTGACCCACCAATTCGTTGCCCGTGTTGTCATAGGCGGGTTTCATGTGAGTGATAACATACGAATGAACACCACCACGACACAATTCACGGAGAGCGACCATAGCGGTTTGGTATCGGGTCGCACGAATGTTCCAATTGAAACGACCAATCTGTGTGGTTGCCTTCTTCCCGGCCACAGCAATACCATCAACGCCCAATTCAAGATCATCCACCTTCATGCAGGTTTCAGTGATGTGAAGCCAATGGTCTGCCCCATCAAACACGACAGTCTTGAGGTATGGCTTGGGCATTTTACCATGTTCCATGAAGAAATTGTTCTGTTCCTCCATTTGTGCTTGTGCCGCCTTGAGAATGTCAATGGTCTGCTGAAAGGTTGCAGGGAAATCATACGGCACACGACTGTTTCCATAATTGAAAACCCACGGATTGAGAACAACAATGTTTGCCGCCTTATCCTTGTGGTGTGCCGCCTTCGTGGTTTCACCACCAAGGTCAAAGTCAATGTGCCAAATTTCAGCACCATTGGCGATTTCATCAGGGGTGAGGCTGTCAAGCACCATACCCGTTTTTCCCGTTTTGGGATGCCCTGCGATACCGCACATCACGAAGGTGTCTTGACGGACAGCCATAGTGCGTGCTGATTGAATCATACGAGCGATGACCGGGTTCATGTTAGCCGATGCTTTGAATGTGGGTGCTTCGTGAGCAACCGCCTGTGGCTTCGGCTTGGGTTGTTGTGGTTTAGCCTCAGCCTGTGGCTTTGGCTGTTGTGGTGTGGGCTTTGCTTGAGCCTTCGGCTCAGGCTTTGGTTCAGCACCCTTGACGGGTGGCTCAAAATTGCCCTTCTGTTCCTTGAATCCATCCAAAAATCCTGTTCCTGACATCACTCATCACCTCCGACACCAAATCCACCGAGATTGCCGAGGTCATTGGAGTCCTCGCTCGGTTTCTGTGCGGGAATAGATTTGTTGGGAATGGCGTAAATGCCATGTGCGTTGATTTTGACGACATCCTCACCGTTGGTGTTGGTATAGGAGTCGGTGCGACCAACGACCCAAATGCGAGAACCACGAGCGTAGGGTAGCCACTCGCCACCCTTCAACACATTCATGGCGTTGAATTTGTCGTGGTGGATGCCACTCACACCGATGCCAATGCGAGCGTTGGGATCTTCTCGTCGCAACACCTGATTGGAGATGGAGAGGTAATAATCACGACCCGTTGAATCCCATTGGGACTCACGACCTTCGTGATTGATGTCCATGACACCCCCAACGATGACAACCAAAGCACCATCGTAGCGTTGCACACCGTTCCTGTCCACATAGGACTCGGTTCGGTTTGTCATGTGATGGTCAAGCAAATCACCGAGATTGACGAGTGCTTCTCCACAGGTTGTGAGG